CTTTAGGCTCGTCTTCTTTTTTCTTTTCGTCAATGTCCTGACGAAGCCTCAGCGCTTCAGAGTAAAGGAATGTAATGACATCATCTGCATCAGGGTCAAGCAGTAGCTCAGTTGCGGCGCTAATGGTGAACTCAATCTCTTCCTCTTTTTCATTCTTATTTATTACAATTAAGTTTTCCCAATCTACTATATGAGTCTTAATGAAAGTCCTTTTATCCCGAAGAGATAGCATAGAGTCTGTGTATTCACTAATGTATAGTGTGAATGACGTGTAAAGCTCGCCGCTAAGTGGTCGAATATGGAAGGTTGCTCCATCAATCTCAATTGGTGTTGGCTTTCTGTTTACTGATCCAGATTTAAGTTTCATTTTATATTCCTGTTCATAAAAAAAGGCGCACCTTATGGTGCGCCTGCTATTATACTATGTTTTTTTTATTATGGTTTAGCGATGAGATTAAACTCAATAGCGTAGCCAGAAGGCTTGCCGGTAGCTGAGAAGCTGCCATTGTTCTTCAGAACATCACCGTTTGCGGTATCTGCCTGAGTGACTTCAGTATACTGAGCGGAAGGCATACTAACTACTAGGTAGTTACCATCAACATCCTTCAGTACAACACCCAAACCAAACAATGTTTCATTGTCTCGCTTGACGATCTCTGACTGAGAGGTGGTATCTGTAGTGCCGTCAACGTAAGAAACCAGAGTTCCGGTAACGTTTGCTGCTCCGAAAGAGATTGAGCAAGCACCTTCTTTACCGATTGCTGCGTTGCTTTGAGCGCCGTTATCAACTGCCAAAGTGAAGTCAGTGTAGCAAACATCTGCAGGAGTCTGCGGGGTTCCATCTACAAAGAATTCAATTACGTCTTTGACAGATCCAGTAACTCGGCTTGTGTCGATTGCAGCATCAGTAGCTCCGGCTATCTGAGCGGTGCCAGAAGCCTGACCTAGACCAGAGAAGGCATAGTTCATTGTGACGATTGAGCCAGAAGTAATAGAGAGACTCATAGAGCCAACCTGACAGCCCTCAAATGTCTTATAGACAGTATCAGCTTCTGTTGGAATTCGCTTCTGGATGGCAACGCCAACTTGGCTACTTCCGTTACGGATAGACTTACCAACAACAGTAGTTGAAATAGTTTCATCTACAGGAGCAGGAGAAACAACAACTTCGTCATTACTGGTTACGGCTGTAATGGTGAATACACGCTCGTTCAGTGCTGAATCAAATGGTACGAAATACTGACCAACAACTGCTGCTGCAAAAGCACCAGTCTGGGTAATGGTGGCACCTGAGTTAGCAAATGTAGTTGAGCCAGTTGAGCTGATAGTTCCACCAACAGCTGACTGCAATGAGGCTCGAACGAAAAGCTCAAGGCTTGGATCTGCTACGGAGAGATCTCGATCTACAGCACCAGATACTTCAGCGCCAGTAATGATGTTGTATCCCGGCTGGCGAGATGCGTCAACTTCTGCTGACTGAGTGAAGCTTTTGGCAATATCAATATCACCTGAAGTTCTTCTAATGTTGCTCCAGACTGGTGTTGCTGGAACTCCGGTTGCCGGGCTGACCTGTTCGGTTGCCCAGTAACTTACTGCGTTACCTTGTATTGAGCTAGACATGATTTTTTACCTTATTCTCGAATATGGAATTAACTATAGTGGTGCCATTATATCATATATATTTTACAACAAAGAAATATGTAATGTCTTTCCTATTCCATTTATTGGTTCCAGTAGCTCTAGTAATGCTTGTAACGTCTTTAGGTTGGTCTTGTTGGCTATATACCTCAGAACCATCAGCACTTCTGTAAGAGACGTTAAGGAAGATTGAGTCTAGCGTAGGCTCTATCACTGTGTTTAAGTATTTTTTTGACAGCTCTTCTGGCCAAAATATGGAGAAGTCAACAAACACAAGCATTCTCTTTTGTTTGTTCTGGCCATCAAGTATGGAGTCGTTTAGTGTGAATGATTCTGTAACTGCAAAGCTCATCCAGTAGGCATCTGTCGGCTGAGACTGTCCGGGTGTAAAGCTGGACATATTTATAAAAGTGCTGCCTTGATCCGTAGCTCCATTATAGTAGCCGTCAACAAAGTTAGTAACTATGTCTTCTGAAAACCCATTCACAAAAAGAGCTGTTAGATCTTCGTTATATGTAAGTGCCATTAGTTCAGTTTCTCCGCAGCAACTGCAGCCGCTCTGCTTATTATTCTGTCAGCCGTTATCTGCTTTTGATCAAAAGAGACTGTTGCGGCATAGTGCTCATCTTCATTTGATACGTTGTTCTGTATAAATATAACTGAGTCTTTTTTTAATGAGAAAGTTCCTAGCTCTGAAGATATTGAGGACATAACAGCAGCCCCACTGGAGTCCCCAGACGTACTTACAAGGCCATCATACTCTTTATCTATAGAAGCATTCCAGTTAGCCTTAAACATACCACTGAGGACTGGTGAGACTGACACAGCGTACCTAGCAGAGGATTCGGCAGAATCTATTATGTCTGCATCTACTAATTCTATAAAGTCATCAGTAATTGAATCCAGATCAGACATGTCAATTTTAATCATACTAGTTCCTTAGAAGGAATTTCCATGTAACGCCAACGGAGTCAGATACAATCTCTTTAACAGTAAAATCTTCTGAATCAAATGTCATTATTGAATTTAGTTTTGGCTTCTTTATCATCTCAGTTACTTGAGATACGACCACAATATCACCGGCCTGTATCTCTCTAAATATCTGAGCAGATGGACGCTCTGACTTTGATGGACTCAGCAGAAATGAATCTGCAGAGTAGACCGTATCGGTAGTAGTTTGAATACCAGTTATTCTGTCTATACCGCCACTCACGGATTCAGTCCATGAAAGAGTATGCAGCGCATCTTTAAAAAACTCATCTGCTTGAAATTCATCAAACAGTTTATTAAAATCAGTAAGTGCGCCCATATATTCAGCCTCTCAAGAAAAGGGAGGAATATTTTCCACCAGATGATAATATGTATGGAGCAATTATCAGTGATGCTTCCTCTGCAATAATGTTCTTTTTGGCGTTTAGCTGAGACCCTACACTGAAGTATTCTTTAGAACCAAGGCCGTCCATTTTCATTTGCTTCACGACAGATGGATCAATCTCTGCATTTCTGTTTGAAGATGCTAAGTAATAAGCCTGAGTAGCTGTAGCTTCAGCCACTTCTACAGGGAATATTGTGTAGTCGGTAATGGAAACCTTGCGAGAGTCGTATATGCCAGTTCTAGGAAAGAACAAAGCGTAACTGTTGCTGTACATAGTACCGAGATATTTATCCCAGTAAGCTTTATCGAATGTCTTTGTTGCAGATATGACGGCTCGACCGATTTCTTCGTCGGTGAATGTGTAGTCTTTCTTGAACTGATCTAAAGCCCACAAAGACTTAGTGTACGCAACGGATGCGTAGGAGTTAGCAGTAGCTCCGACAGTGGATATTACATCGAAGTCTGTATATGATTCAGTAGCCATAAAAGCCATACCGTTTAATAGATATGACCATTATAGCATGGTGAGAGATTTGATTTTGAATTACGGCTATCGTCCGCCAGCTATAAAGTATCCGTCAACTTCACCGGTTATGTCGTAAGAGCTTGTCAGGTTTGCAACTTGCATTTTAATGTAGTCGTTCTGATCAAGAATAACGTTAACTTGTAAGTTAAAAAAACCAATATCTCTGTTTCCAGCAATGTTATTTATTGTTCTTTGCTGCCCGCCAACTTCTACAAATGAAGATAAACTATCATCCCATTTAGTAATATAAAGCTTAACCTCGTCATTTGCGGTTCCCTCTAGGAGTACATTGGAAAATACAGTGTATTCTCTTGGGTCTGAACCTAAATGCCTAAGCTGACCACTGGATGGAGAATCAAAATGCTGCAAATCATTTTCTACAAACACCCCATTCAAGTCAATTTTCTGACCTACGGTTGCAGGCATTATTGTTGTAGCTGCAGTTGCAATGGTTGACCTACCACCAACAAATGTATTTCTTAATCCTTGATTTTCAGAGAAAAGGCAAGGTAGGCTGGTACTGTCTATGTTTGGCATTAAGGTTGAGTCATCTGAATTCTTAATACCATTCCTAGTAACTTGACAGTTAACGTACTGCAAAGTTGACGAATTGGGGAAGTTTGATTCCGTAAAATCATTTAAGCTTGCTGTTGCACCTAGGTCGGTATTTGTATCGGTTCTAAATCTTGACTGCATAACAAATCCGGCACCAGCTGAGAATAGTGGTGCATTCATTGCGTCATCTATACCCCTTACGAGCGTTGTAGCCATGCGATATCCGCCAGACCATGCACCCTTCAAGGTAAGGGTTGGAGTCCCGCCAATCCTGCCTGTATTGCTCTCAAGGCCTTGTCTATAGCCATCTACCGTACCTAGCGAGCTACAGTTGGTGTAATAGACTCGAACTATTTCAAATGCTTCGTTTGAGGTTTTTCCAAAAATATCATATACCTTTGATCCGACCCCGGATGTAGAAATACCAGCTTCTTTTATAAGAAGACTGCCGCTACCACCAGCTGGAGACACAAACATTGTGTGATTTGGCTCTGTCGAGTATAAAACTGAAACATCAAAGCTATGGCCTGATATAGACAATCCACCAGCGGGTACTGTTATGCTAGACGACCCCATGTCGACACTACCATCAATGAAATAAAGGACATCACTACTTAGGTCGCCAAATAAATCAGAAGATGATGAAACTAACTTCATTTTAGTAAAGAAGTCATGCCTATCTCTATACGCTGGTGGTAGTACGCTCATTATTACCGTCCGTAACTATTAGTGTATGCTGCTGGAAGTACATTTGTTGAAGTTGGTGCTGTCTTAATTTGGTTGGCTGCCGGGAGAGTCATTTACTAACCCTCTGTAGCTGTAACTGTAATCTTAACGTGCGTAGCAACTGTAATACCAGCCAGAGACACAGTGATAGACTCAAGAGGAGAGCCTGCACTAGCGTATGCTGCCGTGTCTGTTGCATTAATTGGGCTATTATTGAAAGGTGATGCTGACTGAGCGCCCGGAATACTACCAGATACAATTACAGTACCGGCTTCTGGAACTGCTGGGGTTGTGAAAGCTGCATCGCTGTAGAATGAGGCTACGGCAGTCCAATTGTAGAAGTTGTCATCGACCTCAAAACTAAAAACATCAGTGACTGCGCCTCTTACTTTATATTTTCTTGACATTTTTAATCTCTCTTTATTTAATTAAGTGAACCCAGTAAACTTATGTATGACTGGGTCTATTTCTTGATTATTCTTTTACTAGCTTACTGATGCCGAACTTCTCAATTGCTGAGATAAGATCTGACTTTGTTTTTGGGCCGCGCTTTCGCTCGTACTTATTGCCTTCTGGATCTGAATAAATACCCGGTTCAATCTTATTT